CGCATGCTTGAGTGCATCTTCTCGGCGGATCTTGGCCTGCGCCTCCTGATCCTCACGAGCCATCTTGGCCTGGCTTTCCTTGTCCAGCCGGGCGATCTTCGCCTGACTCTCGGCCTCGGCAGCCGCCTGGCTGTTCGGCGGCGGGGGCGGCGGCGGGGGCGGCGCCACGAACTTGGCGACGGCGCGCGCCACCTGGTTCTCGATGTCGATGGGCAGCGGCTTCCATTCCTGCTCGGTGTCGGTGGGATCGATGAGCGGCAGCGGCACCCCCGTCTTCTGCTCCAGCTCCAGGCTGATGCGCAGTCGGTACGCCCAGGCGAAGTGCTCGACGATGTGGGCCTTGATGATCGGCACCAACTTGTTGATCACATCCGGATCCTGCATGCCCATCACTTCCGACAGCAGATTCGTATGAATCTGAATGTGAGATTGGTGGTCCTGCTCGGCGAACGCCTTCGCGGACATGCCGCCCAGCATCCCCTGGTTCTCGGTGACCGGATCCATGCGTCGGTCCATGTCGTCCGGGAAGTACTCTTCCCACTCCGGCACCTTCAAAGCCTTGAAGAAATGCTTGAGCGCGCGGACCTTGGCGCGCTTATCGAAGACATCCGGCGCCTCGCCGACTGCCTGCATGACCGACTGACCGATGGCGATGCGCTGGGTCGAGCTGAAAATGTTGGGGTCGCTGACCGGGACGACGCGGATTTGACCGTCGAAGTCCTGGCGGAAGATCTTGCGGCTGGCGTCGCGAACGTCGTACGGGTACTCGTCTTGCGACATGTAACGGTAGTTCGACTCGGCGATCAGCGCGAACTCCTGGCGGGCGCCCAGGTGCAGTCGCTTGTGGATGCCGGAGAATACCTTGGAGGACTGCTCGATCAGCGCGACGGTCGTGCCGACGGGCGCATTGTTCGGCGCGTCACCGACCATGGACTCGGTGGTCGAGGCGAACCGCTGGATGCCGTTGACGATCAACTCCAGCACGTTGAACAGCGCCGGCTCTGGCGCCTTGAAGGGCGGCGTGTAGAAGCTCTTTGCCAGCTCCTCCGCCGTCATGTCTACGTCCTGCCAGATGCCCGGCTGGAACACGAAGTCACCGGCGATGCGAGCATCACGGGACTTGAATCCGCCCTGCATTGAGGCGGTGGTTGATCCGTCGAGGATGGCGCGCAGCGCGCCGCCAGCCGCCCGCCCGAGGCTGCCGATCAGGTGCAGCAAGCCGAAGCCGTAGAAGCCCAGGCCCGGCAGGTACTTGTAGTGGACAAACCAGACTTCCTTCTGGCACTTAGGGTCGTCTTCCTTCCACAGCCGCTGCACGCGCACGACCTGCCCGGTGGTGTATTCCCAGGTGATCACATACGGTTTCTTGAAGCGGGTTTTGCCACCCTTTGTTTCCCAAGTGAAGTGCCAGTCGACATGCGTCTCGCACAGGGTGTAGGTGGTGTCGTTCGGGTGGCTCGTCGGCTCACGGCTATCAGCCATGTCCTGCAGGGTTCGGTGGTTCTCGCCTTCGCCGTCTTCAAAGGATTGCTCCGGTAGGTCCGCATCGAGGAAGAAGCCCACGTCGACCGCGCGCAGGTAGTCGTTCTTCGGCATCGTGTACACGTGGGTGTAACGGGGCGCCGTCGCCAGGCTCATGGCTGAATACGGGACCACCAGGTCGGTGCCGCGGACGAACCGCGAGCGGGTGGTGCCGGTAATCGGATAGATGCTGACCTTCTTGAACGCGCTGCCCGCGTAGGGCAGGTAGAACAGCATCGAGTCGGTATCCCAATAGTACTGGTCGTCCTCCTCGGTGAGCTGGAAGTTCATGTAGTCTTCGACGCGCTCGCGCTGCTCTTCCTTGTCGTCGGTGTAGGCGCCCTGGATGATGCACTGCACGGGGCCGGCGGGCGGCAACAGCTCCTCAACGGCGCGCGCCTGGAACTGGACCATGGCTTCGGCGAGGGCGGGGTGATTGACCTGGGCGGCGCCCTCGAAGGCGGTGCGCTCGATAGGCACATCCTCCAGACCGAGGATCTCCATACCCTGCTCCATCTTGCGTTCCCACTGCTCGCGGGACTGCACGTCAACGTCATACAGCTCGCGCAGCTGCTGGCCGATCAGGAAGCGCTCGTTGTCGTCAAGTTCGTCTACAAGGTTCTGGTCGAACTCGTCCGGGCGGGGTCGCTCGTCTTCCTCGGCCTGGTGGGCCAGCGCCTGGACCTCATCGGGGTCCAGCTCTTCACCGTCGTCGTCCAAAACGACCAGAGCCTGCCCCTTTTTGGACGCAGTATCTTCGTCCTCGGGCATCCCTTGCATGTCGCTGTAGTAACCGCCGCGGTTGTTGGCCATCTCGAACCTCTGGGCCGAGCTGGAGACGCCGGCACGTGCCAGTTTAACAGAACCTAATCGTAGGCCTCGTCGACCGCCTGGTCGATCTCGCGACCCATCAGCTTGTGGGCCATCAACAAGCCCGGCAGGTCCATCTGTGGATCGTAGGTGCGGAAGTTGATCGACTCCTCGCCGTCATCGACCTCCACGGTCAGGACCAGTAACTGCTTGATGTTGGGCTGCCTGGCGATCAGATCCTTGGCGATCTCCTCGACCACCGGTGCGGACTTGCGCCTGATCGGAACTACCTTAGCCATTTGAACTCCTAATTGCGTCAACGATCTTCATCATGTCTTCGTCGGTGCCAGTGCTCTTAAGGGCATTCACAGCGAACAGTACCCATCGACAGTTGCCCTGGAGATAACCAAGCTCCGGCTTGATCCGGTCAATGCTGGGTGAATACGGGGCTGGACCCCTGCTAGTACCCTTCCTGAACTCCAATCCGGTGACCGAGCATTTCCCGGTCCATGTGCTTTTCGCCCATTCGAGATCCAGATCGCAAACGATCCCTTTGCGCTTGGCTCTCATGGTCGTGTTGTAGTACACGTGGTACCAGATCATGTCGTTGAGCCGCCACTTCGGGCCGCTAACCATAGATGCTTCCTTTGCGACGTTTGTACAGCCGGACCGAGCCGTCCGGATCTTCTTCTTCCCAGGTCGTCAGCTCGCGCCGCCGCCGCAACCACATCGCGGCCTGGCACACCGTGGTGGCCAAGTCGTCGTTCGTGCCGCCAGGTACTTTAGCGCACTCGTCGATCACGTCCTCCATGATGCGTTTCTCTTCGGGCTTGTGGTCGTCCGGGATGTACCAGACCAGACCCTGCTCGAACACCGGCGAAGCCAGCTCGGCGCGCTCCTTCATGTCGATCTTGACGCGGCCGCCGTGATCGAGCTTCACCGGCGTGACACGCATGCGGATGCGCCGGAAGTCCTGGATCAGGGAGATGCCGCTGACCTTCTGCTCGACCAGCACGGTGTCGGGCTGGATGGTCTCGTAAGCGGACTTGGCGACGCGCCGCAGCTTCCAGTATGGGACCTGGCCGCGCCACGCCCCGAACAGGATCAGGTTCTGCTCGTTGGTCGGCACGCCATCCTCATTGGTCGGATAGAACAATCCCCAGTCGGAGCGCGCACTATAGTCGGCCGTCTGGGTGTCGCGGAGCGCCGTGTCCCAGCTGCTGAAGATGTAGTCGCACATCGGGATCGGCTTGTCTTTCGGCCACGGCCGCCAGAACTCGCGCTTCAGGATCTGTCCGCCGCCGGCCTTCGGGTCCTGGTTGAACTGCAACTGGTACTTGTAGCCGACCATCTTCTTCTTCAGACGGGCCGTCGACTTGGCGTTCAGGCGGTCCGGGCACAGTAGCTCGCCGGTCTTGCGCCGCGGATCCCGCCACTTCTTCTTGGTAGCCAGGTTCACGGTCACGCAGCGACGTTTCGGGTCGAACTCATTGGGCAGCACCAGGTGGACGATTTCGCTCATGTCTTCGTTGCGCATCACATGGCCGAACAGGTCGTCCTCGTGCGTGCGCTGGCCAATGAGCATCCAGCTGTCTACGTTCTGCTGGTTGAGGCGGGACGCCATGGTGTTGTCCCAGAAGTTATGCACCTCGGTTCGGATCAGATCCGACTCGGTCTCCAGCACGTTGTGCGGATCGTCAATGCTGACGCGGTTGCCGCCCTCACCGGTCGCCGCCGCCTGCGTGGCCGTGATGACGCGCCGGCCGCCCTTGTCGTTCAGGTACTGGCTTGCGGTGGACTCGTCCTTCATCAGGCTATACTTGTCGCCCCAGCGCTCGCGGTACCACTTGGAGGTGATCAGCCGGCGGGACTTCGCCGAGTCGCGCCGCGACAGCTGCAGGGCGTAGGAGGCCGTCAGCCACTGCACCTCAGGGTGGTCAATCCATTCCCATGCCGGCCACAGCACGCTGCACAAGGTGGACTTGGACATACGCGGCGGGATGTTGATCATCAAGAAGCGGATCTGCCCAAGGCTGATCCACGTCAGGTGCTCGGCGATGGCCTCGTTGTGCCAGCCCCAGACCAGCGGCGCCGGATCTACCTGCGGCCATGCCTGACAGGCGAACTCGCCGAACTCACGGCGGGCCCTTTCCATCTGCACGTAGGTGTACGAGATGGTCGGCCGAACTGGAGGTGTCCAGATCGGGTTCACGGACTGTGGTTGGCAGCTTCTTCAGCTGCCGTGATCTTTCCGTAGTCCGCTGGCTCTTTGGCTGGCTGGATGGGATTGTCGACGGACCCTACGGGCGGAGTCGCGGATGGCTTGACCATCACGTGCTCAGTCTTCACGGGGCTATAGATGCTCGACGCCCGCGTGGGGCCGTCGTAGTCACCGACTTGCATCTTCGCCATGGCTAGTGATCCATGGACTCGATGGCCTTGTCGATCTGGCTGGGCGCGCCCGATACGGTGCTGGCCGCGTTGGTTGCGCTCAGGTTCCGGGTGGCGGGATCGACGGTAGCCGGCGGGGCCGATGCGCCCGAGGCAGGCATGGGGGTCGTGCGTGCCGCAGATGAGGCACGGTCGGCAGCCAGCTTATCGGCTGAAGCGCGCGCCTGGACGGCCTTTGCGCGGCCGTAGATCGACTTCGTCTTGTCGGCATAGTCGCCGATCTTTTCTGATACGGCGTCGGTCAGATCTGACCAGGCTGAGCGTGATGGCATCTTGGCATCTCCGCGGCTCTCGGGCCGCTTGAAGACACCAGTATAACCTATCCGGTTTTACAGATTCTGTAGCTCTGGGTCATCGAGTAGAAGGCAGCCTGTACCAGCATGGTCTGCTGCACCGCCCGGTGGACGGCGCGATCCGAATTCATGCCGAGCTGCTGGACCTCGGGCAGGTCCATGTCGACGATGGAATGCCGGCCCACCCACAGCAGGGTGCGGATACAGTTTTCCTGGTACGGAGCCCAGGACGGCTCGCGGTTGTAGGCGCGCCATTCCTGCCGCCACTCCACGAAGAAGTCGGCCGACATCGCCCACACACCGGCGCGCTTACCCAGGTGCTTGGCGGTGAACTCGCAGATCATGTCCATGCCATCGGGGTCGCTGACATCATCCCAGTTGATGTCCAGATAGCGGTCGTGATCACCAAGGATGGCGATGGCTTCTTCAGCCGGCTGGCCGAATTGGAAATGTACGGCAGCGAAGTGGCCACCGCCGCTGGCAATCATCAGGCTCGACATCACTCGACTCCGGGAATCATCTCGACGAACGGTCCTGCAGTCCACGGATCCACCAGGGACGCGATGATCACCGCCTGACGCGCGCCCATCTTCTCGTCGGCATGCAGCGCACCCATGGCGGCCTTGGCGCCGCTACCGATGGCGTAGAAGCCGTAGTTGGACTTCAGGTCGATGGCCTCGGGAACCCAGTAGGAATCGTACTGCACCAGATCACCGGACGGCGTCAGCACCAGGATGAACAGATCATCATCCTCGTCCCCCGTCTCGATCTCAGGCGGCCGCGGATCCGCACACTCATTCGGGAATCCGTCAGCATCCAGGTTCTGGTCTGCCCAACGCACGAAGATCAGACCGGGACCATTTTCCCCGCTGGCGCCAACCAGACAACCGTTTCCCAAGCGGAAGATCTTCTTGACGCTGAAGATCCGGTCGCCACCGGCGTCACTCGAAACCGTGAGGCGCGAGTCGGCGGCCATCTTGCCGTCTTTCACAACGATGGTGGTCATGACGGCTCGTTCCCCTTGTGCTCGTCCCCTTCGAGGGTCTGCTTGTAGATGTTCCGCGAGGCCACGTGGTAGATGATCACGCCTTCCGGCGTCTTGAATCCGTGTGCGCCCTCGGCCTCGCTGCCGGCGAACGCCAACCGGCGCAGCCAGAACTCGACGGCATCCTCGCCATGCGCCAGGGTCATGGGGCCCTTGTAGAGCACCGGGACAACATCGCACACGGCCGGCGCCGGCTGGTCTCCCAGCTGGCCGCTCCAGCGGCTGACGTTGAACAGCGCGAAGCGACGGTCGGTCATGCCGTAGTTGCGTTGGATCTTCGATCCGTACCACTCGCCGTAGTGCGTGCCTTCGCCGAGCGCGAGCAACGACTCGCCGTAGCTCCACACCCAGGCGGCGAAGCCGTAGTTGTCCTTCTTCGGCCAGATGAAGCCGGTACGGCTGCCGGCGCGCAGAAAGGTCATCGAGCCATCCGAGGCGCCCTCGAACAGCATGGCCTTGTCCTCATCCACCAGCTTCAGCAACTGCTCGATCTGGTTCGGCACATCGCTGTCACCGTCTTCGATCTGCTCGTGCGTGAACTGATTCACCCAGA